GTAAAATAAAATCGCGTAAATTATTAATTTTTGGGGTGTGTAGGGACTTAACTATAATTGTATTTATTGTCTGTATGCCTTGGTATTAAAGGGGTGTAGAGATTATGGAGGCTAAAGTTGTTAGTCATGATTCTTGGCGAAGTTGGTCATTAAATCAGTTTTCAAAAGAGTTCGGAGTTGCTAGAGAGACGGTCGTAAAAAGAATTAATGATTCTGGAATACTTTCAGGTATGGAAAAAGGTGGTTTTCCTGTTTACCGTGTTGGTGAAGTTGCGACGGCAATTTTAAAGCCTGAAGGTGCTTATAGTTCAGCCGATGAAATTAAAACCCCTGCCGATAGGCGGTTATGGTGGGCTTCTGAAAAAGACAAATTAGCAGTTGAAAAAGAGGCAGGTTTGTTAATTTCTGTTGAGGATTCTCGCGAGCAAATGGCAGATATTGCCAAAATGGGATTACAAATTTTAGAGACTTTACCTGATATTTTAGAGCGTGATTTTAATTTAGACCCTGAAATTGTTGAATCTGTTGAAAATAAAATTCATGAGCTTCGTGAGTCGTGGGCAGATAAATTAGAGGCTGATTGATGTTAGCCTCTGGGATCCAGTTAAGAAAAGATATAGCGCGAATGGTTAGACCGCGTGAAAAAATAACGGTGGTTGAATCCGCTAGTCGATATGTAAAAGTTAGAACCCCCAATGGTAGTGTCGCAAATTGGGAGGCAAAGTTAACGCCTTATATGGTGCAGCCGATGAACCTTCTAACCTCAAGGATTCATGAGGCTATTGTCTACGTTGGTTCTGCTCAAGGTGGGAAAACTCAAGGTTTAGTTTTGGGCTGTTCTGCTCATCCGATTATTGTTGAGCCGTCAGACTTTATGATTATGCAAACTTCACGAGAAACGGCGCGAGATTTTGACATGCAAAGTGTCAAGCGCATGTTTCGCAATAGTCCACAGCTTAAAAAAGAAATAGCTAAAGGCAGTAAATCAGACAATACTTTTGATAAGGTGTTTAGGTCGGGAAATATTTTATTTCAAGCATGGCCTACGATTAATAAACTTTCTGGCAAGCCGCTAAAGTTTGTATTTTTAACGGATTTTGATAGATTCCCTAAAAATATTGACGGTGAAGGTTCTGCCTTTTCATTAGCCATGAAACGCACCGCGACTTTTTTAAGCCGTGGAATGACGGTGGCAGAATCCTCACCTGGCTATGACATTACCGACCCAAACTATAAGCCAAAAAATAAACATGAATCACCCCCGTGCGGTGGTATTTTGTCGCTATTTAATATGGGTGATATGCGGCGGTATTATGTTAAATGTCCTAATTGCCATGAGTATTACATGCCGCCTTGTGATGAACGTGGCTTAGATTTTGCGCATAATCGTGATATTTTTGAAATAACTTTAACCGATATTACGCGAAAGGTTAGTTTTATTTGTACATCTAATGGTTGTTTGATTGACCCTATTAATAAAGTTGAAATGAATCGCACCGCGTTATGGGTCCCTCAAGGTTGCCATATTGAAAAAGGTGAGGTGATCGGTGAGCCTGTAAAATCTAAAATCGCGTCCTTTTGGCAGCCTGGTATCTTTGCGGCATACTCAAACATTGAAAGCATGGTACAAAAATACCTGAATGCTTGCCGTGAATTTGATTTAACAGGAGCAGAAGAAAATTTAAAAACCTGTATAAATGTTGATTTTGGTGCGCCTTATCTTCCGCGTCGCATGGTCTCGGATAAGAATGCAGACGATTATCAACAACGTGCAGAAAATTTACCACAGCGCCGAATTCCAGACGGGGTTTTATTTATTATCGCGGCGGTTGATGTTCAGTCATGGGGCTGGGTTGTACAGGTTACAGGCTTTGGGGTTAACTCTGAGCGTTGGGTAATTGATCGGTATAATATTGAAGTGTCAAAGCGTAAAGACCGTGGCGAATTGCTTAAGGCTAGTCCTGCTGCGTATGTTGAGGATTGGGATTTAATCACCGAAAAAGTAATTGGTTCTAGTTATCCGTTAGCAGATAATAGCGGCAGATTCATGAAAGTTTTATTAACAGTTTGTGATTCGGGTGGACAAAAAGGGGTGACTTCGAGAGCGTATGATTATTGGCGTAAATTGAGAAAATTACGACTTAATAATGCCTTTGCTTTAATTAAAGGGGAACGTCCTAAAGCCACTGCGAACAGACCACTGGTGAGGCGTTCATTTCCTGAAAATACGGATAGAAGCAAAAGAACGGCGAATGCTCGTGGTGAAATTCCATTATTTATTTTAAATACTACTAAGTTAAAAGATGCTATTAGCAATGATTTAGCACGAACTAAAGTGGGACAGGGATTTATTCATTTTCCCGATTGGTTGAAACCGTCTTTTTATGATGAATTAATTGCAGAAACTCGCGGGATTGATGGGTGGGAAAATATTGGCAATCACCGTAATGAATCTTTTGATTTGTTGGGCTATGCTGATGCAGGGATTAGGATTAAATTAATCATGACGCATGGTGTTATTTTAGATTGGGACAAGCCGCCAATTTGGGCGAGAGAGTGGGATGATAATTCTCTGATTAAGCAGGGGAACGAGACTGAGCAACAAGCAACTTCGCTTGATGAAACTGATACGCTTATTAGCGATTTATTTAGTTAGGAAAATTTATGGCTGATTTAGAAACGTTACAAACTCAATTAAGCGAGGCAGAAGCGGCTTATCATCTTTTGATGATGGGTAAAGCCACCACGCAGTTGCAGCTTAATGGCAGAATGGTTATTTATAAAGCAAGTGAGGCGGATACTTTAAAGGCTTATATTGTGCAATTAGAGTCTAAAATTTCGGTATTAAACGGCGGCGCAACGAGTGCGCCGATTAGCTTTGGGATTTAATATGGACGGCGCTGGATTAGTGGACGCTCAAGGCAATTTGTTTGCCGCCTCTGATAGTTATTATGATGCTGCAAGCTCAGAAGGTCGAGAGCTTGAGGACTGGAATCCCATAAACGCTTCTGCTGACGCTGAACTATTAGGCGAGTTGGGAACAATTACCGCGCGTAGCCATGACTTAAGTAAAAATAATGGCGTTGCTTCTGGTTATATTCAAACTGTTAAAGATAATGTTATCGGAACAGAATTAAAGTTAGCCGCTAAACCTGATTACAAAGCCTTAGGACGGGATAAAGACTGGGCGGATGAGTTTGCTGAAAAGGTAGAGTCTTTATGGAGGCAGTGGGCGGCAACAACAGAATGTGATGCTGCGAGACAACAGACGTTTGGTAGTATGACCCGTCAAGTTTTAGGCGGCGGGTTGATTGATGGTGAAGCTTTGGTATTGCCTTTATGGATGCCTGAGAGAAAATTTAAAACTACCTTAATGATGGTTGACCCTGCCAGATTAAGCGACCCTTATACCAGCTTATCCGACGCTAATATCCAAGGCGGTATTGAGGTTAATGAATATGGTGAGCCGATTGCTTATCATATTCAAAAAAGACACCCTAATGATATTTTCAGCTTAAGGGGTGATGGATGGGACAGAGTCCCTGCGCGTGGTTTAATGGACAGGCGGCGTGTTTTACATGTTTATGATAAACAGCGAGCAGGACAGAGGCGCGGCGTACCTTCTTTAGCGGCGGTCATGGGTGATTTTAAAATGTCTGGGAATTATCAGAAAGTTGAACTTAGAACCGCAATTGCTAATTCTTTGGTTTCTGCTTTTATTGAATCCTCCATGTCGACTGAGGAAATGGCGCAGTTATTTAATGCAGATTGGACTAAGTATAGTGATGGTCGCAAGGCGTTTAAGTCACGACTACAAGGGGGCGAAATGCTTAAGATTCCGCCTGGTGATAAAGTCACCCCGTTTACACCTTCACGAGCAGGTGGTGCGTTTGCAGATTTCATGATGGGCATTGATACGCGTATTAGTGCAGGGCTTAATATTCCACGCGAATTATTGTTAAAAGATTTTACTAAAACTAGTTACTCCAGTGCAAGAGCGGCTTTTTTAGAAGCTTGGCGTTTTTTTAGAAGTCGTCGTAAATTTATAGCGGATGATTGGGCTAGCCCTGTTTACCATTTATTTTTAGAAGAGCTGGTAAATGATGGACGGATTGAGGCTCCTGATTTTTACGAAAATAAAGCCGCGTATTGTGCTGCCGAATGGATTGGTGCAGGTCGTGGCTATGTTGATACGGTTAAAGAAGCTAAAGGTGCGCAGATGCGTATGGACATGGGTATTTCAACACAAGAGGATGAATGTGCTGAACAAGCTAAAGATTTTGAACAAGTGCAAGACCAGCGTGTACGCGAGTTAAAAATGGCATTGATTAAAACCAGAGCTGCGGATTTACCTGATGAAGCGGCGTATAGAATTTCTGGCTTTTCGCCTTTGGATAATGAAGATGTTAGTCAGCATTTTGGGAACGATGAAGCGCAACCGAACCCGTAAAATAAAGCGTAAACGTATTGTTAGCCCTCACTTTTTAATATTTTTTAGTGACATAGAGGTGGACTCTTTTAAAAAAATGCGCGGGTTTTGCTTTGAAACATTAAAGGAACGTCATGATAAAGTTTTTTTTAAACGCTTAGAGGTTATTTGTGGCGTTAGTTTTCCTGTTTTTACGGTAAAAAATATAGAAATTCACGGCTTTGATGTTTTGTGGTGGCAATATATCGGTAGGATTAGAGAAAGAAAACGAGATTTATACAAAAAACAGATTATTAATATTTAATAAACCGCTTAAGGCGGTTTTTTTATGCTCATGGGAAAAACAATGGCGAAAAAAAACGCTATAAACTTAATTACAAACGGGGCAACGTGGGCGATTGATAAGCCCTCATTAGAAACGGTTATTTCAATAGCAAACCGTGAAAATGAAATAGAGGCTTTATTAAGTCAACGTGCTGAACCATTAGATAATACTTATGCCGTGTCAATTCGTGGCGGGGTGGCAATTATGCCTATCACAGGCATATTAATGCCGCGAGCTAATCTATTCGCAGAAATTTCAGGCGCAGTATCGGTTGAAATGTTGGGCTTAGATTTGGGCGAATTAGAACGTAATGACGAAGTAACCGCCGTGGTTTTAAAAATTCATTCTCAAGGCGGTGCGACGACCTTAATTAATGAGTTTTCGCAGCAAATTAAGGATTTTAAAAAACCTATTGTTGCTTATGTTGAAGGCACGGCGGCAAGCGCGGCGTATTGGTTAGCCAGTGCAGCGGATAAGATTATCTTAGATGCGACTGCAATCGTGGGTAGTATTGGTGTGGTGGCGGCGTTTTCATCTAACAAGAATAAAAAAGATATAAGCATTGTTTCATCACATGCCCCTGATAAGCGTCCTAACTTAGAAACCGATGCAGGACGTAGCATTATTCAAAAATTGGTTGATGATACTGAGGCGGTTTTTATAGAAACGATTATGGCAAATAGAAACATGAGCCATGAACAAGTTATAAGTTTGCGTGGCGGCGTTTTGGTCGGTGCGAAAGCTATTAATGCAGGGTTTGCCGATGAATTAGGTAGCCTTGAGTCAGTGATAAATACTTTAAAAATAACGGAGGATCCTATGGATTTAAAAACCTTAAAAGCCGACCATTCAGCGGTTTATGATGAAGTCTTTGCTAAAGGGGCAGAGTCGGCTGGAGCTTTAAGTGATAGTCAAAAAATTGACGCTGAACTTGCTGCTACGCTTATTGAGCGTGAACGCATTGGCGCAATTATTGGCAGTAATGATGCTAAAGGGCGTGAAACTCAAGCCCAACACATTGCTTTTAAAACCGATATGAGCGCGAATCAGGCGGTTGAAATACTGAAAACTTCGCCCGCTATTCAGGCAAAATCAACAGGTAAAACGGCGTATGAATTGGCAATGGAGGCACAGGGTAATCCTGATGTTTCTGCTGATGCTGACGGGTCGGGTGAGGAACCTGATTTAGCCGCACAAATTATTGCTAACGGTAAATCCGCTGGTGTTCCTTTTCACGCTTAAATTATTGGTAGGTTTTATTAATTATGTCTGCACCAAGTTATTCAACCGAAAGTTATACTCCAGACCGTTTGCACGCAGGTGATTTTCCTATTCGTTCAGAAGATGGCACTCTGATTACAGGGCAAAACTTAACCCGTGGCGCGGTGTTAGGAAAAATTACAGCCAGTGGGAAATTAAATTTAAGTTTATCAGCAGCGGGTGATGGTTCGGAAGTGCCTTATGCTATTTTATCAGAAGATATGGACGCAACCGCCGCTGATAAGCAAGTCATTGTTTATTTATCGGGTGATGTTAATCAAGATTCTCTTACGATTGGAGCGGGTCATACCGCCGCCTCGATTAAAGATGGTCTACGTGATAAAAGCATTTTTTTACGCGCGCCACAAACCGCGTAGTTTTTTAACCTTTTTTTTATTGCATAAGCCGCTTAAACGCGGTTTTTTTATGCTCGGAGAATTTACATTATGGCATTAGATATTTATTCGACGGCTACTTTAAACCGTGTTGTTCAGTCTTTGTTTCAAGCTCAAACTGGATTGTTGGGTTTGTTTTTTCCTTTAATTTCTCAGTCTACTAGTGAAGAAATTTATTTTGACGTGGAGGATGGCAAGCGCAGAATTGCGCCATTTGTTTCTCCTTTACGCGGTGGGAATTGCAGGTGAAATGATTGGGGGAGCTTTAACCCCCGCCGCAAGAATGCAAGCTAATTTAGCCTCTGAATTATCAGACCAACTAAACATGTTAAAACGCCGTTTAGAGGTTATGGCTTCTGAGGCAATGCGAACGGGTAAGGTGACAGTTAAGGGTGATGGATACCCGACTGTTGTTGTTGATTTTGGACGTAATGCTGCGCACACTGTGACTTTAGGTGGTGGAGTCATGTGGACTGATACAGGCGTTTCACCGCTTGATGATGTCGAGGATTGGTCTTTAACCATGCTTAAAAATAGCGGCGCAGTAGTGACCGATGTTGTTATGGATGTCAAAGCGATGCGGTTATTTAAAGCTGACCAGCGCGTTAAAGATACGATTAACACTGATTTTGGCGGCATGGATGAAATGAAGTTAGCTGCAATGGCTAAGCAAGGATTAAGTTATCAAGGTCGCGTTGATATGGTTCGGTATTGGGCGTATTCAGACTGGTATAACGACCCTGACACCGATGCAGTGACTGAAATGATTCCTGAATATACGGTTATTTTGGGCAGTGATCAAATGGACGGCACTCGCCATTTTGGGGCAATTAAAGATGAAAAGGCTGGCTATCAAGCTCTTGAGACTTTTTCTAAATCATGGACAGAAGAAGACCCTAGTCAGCGTTTGTTATTAATGCAATCTGCCCCATTAGTAGTGCCTTATCGTAAAGATGCTAGCTTTTGTGTGACGGTTGGTTAAATTTTATAAAGAACGATAGCTTTTTTAGCTATCGTTTTTAATTTGGGGTTATTAATAATGAAATTAAAAACATATTCGACCGTTATTTTTAAACAAAAAGACGGTGAAAAAAAAATGGTAATGGCTGGTGTACATGATTTTCCTGATGCAGTTGCTAAGGGTTTATTAGCACGTGGTAAAGCCGAAAAAATGACGGCTGAAAAAGCTAAGGCTTAAGGATTAAAACGTATGCAGATTTTATTAGATGACTCAACCGCCGCTGAACAATCCGCCCCTTTTTTACTGGATAGTCCTGATAAATTGCCCGTAGCGATTAAAGCAGGGGTTTTGATTGCAGGTGAAACGGTCACGCTTCAATATCAAAACGCTGAGGGTGATTATGTAGATTATTATGAGGATGGAAGTTTAAAACAGCTTTCAGAAACTAACTCTATTTTATCAGTGGTTCAAATTGGCTGGTATCGAATTAATAAAACCTCAACCCCCGCTGGCGTTTCGGTTGCGTTAAGTTCTGTGGTGAATTTGTAATGGCTAATTTAATCCGTTTTTTAGTTGATTACGCGGTTATTCAAGGCGTTATCGGTGTAACTAGGAGTGCTATTCAAGGAAGCGATAGCACTACGGCACTAGGTAATTTTACGATGGATTCTACCGTTATAACTATGGATTCTACGGTGCGCACAATGGATGAAACTTAATGGAAAAAATAGCACAAATAAATATTGGTACAACTGCTGATGATGGCACTGGGGATACAGCAAGAGCCGCCGCCGTTAAAATGAATGAGGCTATCACTGGTGAGCTATCAGTCATTGGAACGCCCGTTTATTCGGATTTACAGGTATTACATAATATTTTAAATTCTAGCGGGTTACTGGATGGTGGCGGGTTTTCTGCTAATTCTGATGGTTCGATAAAAGTCGCGGCGTTAAGTGGTTTAATTCGCGCGTCTGATGATCATACCTCAATTTTATATCCTTTTGATTTATCAGAGTTAGCGAGCTTAAGCTTAACGAATACCGTTTTAAATTATGTTTATGTTGAATATAACGCGGGTTCACCTCAAATTATTGCTACAGCTACCAAACGAGCAGACCGTCACTCTAATGTTTTTTTAGGAACTTCTTACCGAAATGGTAACGAATTGCATAATACCACGGCTGGCAAGCAACAAATTAGCAATGCAATCGGGGGCTTAATTGAAAGGCTACAAGCTACAGAGTCATTTTTACATGCAAGTGGCGCGGCATTAAGTGCAACGGGAACGCGTAACATTGCTTGTTCATTAGGGTCGTTTTACGAAGCATTAAATCCAATCTCAACGATTGCGCAGGATACCAGCGGCGTTACTCCTAATAATCATACGTTTGAATATTTTTATTACAATGGCTCTGCTTGGATTACTCATGAGAGCAACGTGTCTGTGGTTGTTTTTACAGGTTCAGGGTTAGATGATGCAACTAGTGGCGGTCTTTTTATTGGGTCGCACACTCAAAATATTGTAGTTGAAATTGAGGGAACAGGAAGCCCTGATACTTTCAAATATACCTATAAAGATAACAATGGCGTAGACAACGTAGAAGCAACAGGCGTTGCTATTACGGGTTCTGCTCAAGTATTGGTTGATGATGTTAGCATTACGTTTGCTGCAACCACGGGGCATACAATAGGCGATAAGTGGGCGATTGATGCGACTTTATCTAGTCAAATAGATAACACTCAATACAATAATACTGTATCTGGATTAGCTACACTTTCAAACAATAATTATGGAATCCATTGGATTTATTTAGACATTCATGGACACCTTGCTATTTTATTTGGACAGGATAGCTATTCTGGATTAGTTTCTGCTCAAGATGCTAGCCCACCTTCATCTGTACCCGCTGAATTAATAGGACACGCGCGGCTTATTGGTCGGGTTATTATCAAAAAAAGCGCGGCTGCTTTTATATCAATAGATAATAATTATGGTGAGGCGTTTCAAGCCTCTGTTGCCACATCTCATAGCGGATTAACTGATATAAATGCAGACGACCACAGCAAGACGTTTATTACCCTTGGTAGCTCCGCAGCGGTTGCTATTGGCGCGGAAAATTCACAGAAAATAATCATTAGCGGTACGGCTACTATAACAAGTTTTGGTACTGCGAATAACGGAGTTAAGCGCGAAATTATTGCTAGTGGCGCATTCACTTTAACCAATAATACTAATATCAGAGTACAAGGCGGTGCGGATTATATCGCAGAAATTGGCGATTTAATCCAATGCTTTAGCGATGGTACAAACTGGGATATTTTTATTCAGAAAGCGAGTGGAAACTCGGTAGCAGATATACTAAAAAATAATTGTGTCGGATGGGTCACTTTTAATGGTACAGGATCCCTATCAATTCTTGATAGTTCAGGGATAATATCTAGCGTTTCTGACTTAGGGGCTGGTTCATACCAAGTGAATTTTTCGCAAGATATGGCAAACACAAGCTATGCAGTATCTATGGCAGCTAAAGTTAGTGCCTCATGGTCTAACGCTGGGAATAATGTGGACTCGAAAGCTGTGGGCTCTGTGACGGTCACAACAATAGAGGGTACAGTCCCAACTGATAGCCCCTTAGTTGATGTTTTGATTTTTGGAGAGCTAGCATGAGAATAGTTTTTGAAGAGGATGGAGAGCTTAAAGAAATTGCGATTGCTAAAAGTGTTGAAGATTTTGACGCTTTAGCATTAAAATTAGTTCCTAAAAATATTGAGTATTCAGTTGTTGATGACAATGCGGATTTGTCTTTAGAAGCCGTCCTGTCAGGAGTTGATTTTAAAGAAATTGCGCGAACTAATAAGCTAAAAGAATTAGACACTTTAGCAGAATTTCATGAGGGAAAAGATGTATTAGTTAACGCTATTCTGGTGGGGGCTGACGACAAGGCGGTGGCAAGCATTACCAGTGCGTTAAGCACAATGGGACGTAAGCCTAATAATTCAATATCTTTTGAAGATAGAAGTGGCAACTGGCAAAATGCTAATAAAGCAGGATTAGAATCCATGCAAGATGCTATTTTTTCACAAAAAAAAGCAGCGAGAGCTAATAAAAAAGTACATTCATTAGCAATCAAAGCTTTAGAGAGCATCCCTGATATTGAGAGCTACCCGATAGATTCTGGCTGGTAAAAAACTTAGATTACACCAGATTATTTAAAAAATTTAACTATAAGATAACTAGTAATGGCTGATTTTGCTGATATTTTCCCAGAGAACATTGTCCTAGACGTTTTAGGTGATACAATTTCGTACAATGGCATTGATATTAAAGTCATTTTTAGTAAAGACGTGGAAAAAATTGGTGATGATGGGTATACCGTTGAGCTTCAATCAGAGATTGAGGTCTTGTTGGTGGATTTAGCTAGTTATCCCGTTAAAAATGATGTGGTTATTTTTAAATCCGTCGCATATAAAGTCACTCATATTGAAAGAGACACTGGCATTCATGCCACCTTAGGACTTCTTAAAGGGTAAATTATGGCAGACGGCGTTAGCATCACTTTAGACCCTTCACAAGTAGAAAGTTTTAGAGCGCGGTTAGCCGAAATAGGCTCTAATAATTCAGGCTTTAAGATTGCAGCAATACGAGCGGTTAAGCGAACTCAAACAGGCGCAAAAACGTTAATTGCTAAAGAAATTGGAAAAAAAGCCACTTTAAAAGCCAAGTTTATTAAAAGTCGGATTAAATCGCTTCGCCCTAATATTTCTAGCGATCGAGTTGAAAGCCAAATTAGGATTAGTGCTGAAAAAATATTCAGCATCCGTTACAAGCATGGTCGGCAAACGCGGCGCGGCGTTTCAATTAAAATATTTAAAGACTCCCCTGCTATTAAAAACCCTCATGCTTTTTTAGCGACGACTCCTAATGGTCATGAAGGAATTTTTAGGCGGAATATAAATGCTTCTAATTATGATGGTCGGCTGCCTCTTTTTGAATATAGGGGCCCTTCAATTGCCACTCTTTTTGAGATTACTCAAGGATTAAGGCAGAGAGTTTTAACCCAAACTGCTGCAAGATTATTAACTGAAATGGAGCGGCAAACCGCTTACATATTAAGTCAGCAATAAAATATCATAAAGTCTAAAAACCCCATAAAACCCCAAAAAGCCCTGAAATTACATTTACAGGGCTTTTTTTTGCCGTGATACTTTTGTATTGATGCAAGCTGTTATTTTAAACCGTGACGATTCTGTAAGGTCGTTTTTATAAAAAATCTTAAAAAATCATGCCTTTATCCATTGCTGAACAAATTATTGCAGCTTTTACTGCCAAGGTTCAAACCTTAACGGCTAATCCCGTGGAACGTGTGCGCCGTGCAGAATTTGAGGGAGCAGGCTTACAGATAAGTGTTTGGGACGGCGATGAAGAAGCAAGTTTAGATGAATATGACATTCAGCACGTAGAACTTCCTATTGCTTTAAATATTCAGCAAGATTTTGGCGCAATCAATCCAAGCACGTTAGCGAATGAAATTATAGCGAATGCTACTTCAGCATTAATAGGCATTGACCCAGAATTAAACGGGCTTGCTGAAAGTGTTATTTATACAGGCTCTACCAAAGAATATCCCTCAGAAAAAAGCAATTATCTAGCACTAATCATGGTCTTTACTATTCGATACCGTACAGATTATGGCGACCCTTTCACGCAATCTTAATTATTAAAGAGAATAATAATGGCGAATAAATCACAAATTTTAATGGAAAACTCACAAGCTGAATACGCAATGCACGCGTTAACAGACTCAGGTGATCATCTTAAATTTACCAGCACTGCAACGAGAATCTCTACGGATGACGATGTTGCTGCGAGCATTTTAGTGAATGGCGTGTTAACGGGTGGCATTGGCATTGCTGCAATTTCAGGCTCTGATGATGTTGTCGATATTCCTGCTCTAACCTGCAATCTTAATGGGTTGGTAACTATCGTGTCAGGAGCTACGGATGAAGCCATCACACGCCCTGCTACTGCCGTTTCTAAAATAAATTCTATTACCGTTAATTCTAGTGGTGCAATTGCTGTAATTGCAGGAGCGGATGGTTCAACGACGGCTTTTAGTGAAGCCCGTGGCGCGGCTGGTTCAGCCCCTTATATTCCTGTTGATTCTATCGAATTATTCCAGGTTCGCGTCATTTCTAGCACCTCTGCCGCAATTACATCCGCTGAAATTTTTAAAAACGTAGGGCAACATAGAGAGTCAGCGTTTCCTGTTCCAATCTTAAATACGTTTGATGCTACGGTTAATTTTAAGGAAGCGTTAGCTTTAATTCATACAGGCGATACTGCTAAAGGAGTTTATGCGCAATATGCGGACGTTAATTTTGCAGCTCTTTCTAATGTCAAAGATTGGGTTCCCTCGTCTGAGTCTATTAGCGTAGGTTCTGAGGAATATTATGATGGTGATGTGGTGGTTTCTGAGGCGCGTAGCGTGTCGGGTGCGAGTTTTAATGTCAGTCTTAATGATGGAATTACAGACGATGTGATTCAATCCGAAGGAAAAAGCAGAATGTTTAAGTTTTTTCCTGATAAAAACAAGGCTGCGTTTCAGTTGGTTCAAGGAAGTTATTCGGCTGTTGTGGCGAATCCAACCGATAAAAACCCAACTGCAGCTATTACAATTGCGGCAACTCAAAAAGCGGTTAATTTTATCAGCTAATGAGTGAGATTAAAGCAGAAGAAGAAAAAGCGGTTGAATTGCCGCTTTTTTCATATAAAGCCTTTGAAAAATCCAGATTTGAGCCGCGAGTTGAAAAGGTTTTCATCAATAATGAAGATGAAAACGGGTGTTATATTTCAGTACGCGCTTTAACCGCTGCGGAATTGGTTAAGGTTGAATTATCCGCCAATCATTTAGATGCTAAAACCAAGTTTTTAGAATCTTATGAAGGGGTTGATGATGTCGTCAATTTAATGAAGTCGGTTATCGGTGAAGATAATGAAGTTAGCGAGGCTTACGCACGTAAGCTTGAAATGGTTCATTTGGGCGTAGTTGCGCCACCAATGCTTTTAACTGACCTAGTTAATTTTGCACAACATAGACCTGCCGACTTTAATTTATTGTTTTTAAAAATTAGGCTTTTGACCACAAAAGGTTCAAAAAAAAAGCCTTAGCCCTGTTTAAAAATACTCGTGTTAAAAACATGTTGATTATTAATCACAATAATTCCTCTGGACGTTATTTATTTGAATTATTACCTGATTTATTTCCTGATAAAAACGTTAGCGAAATAGAGCAGCAAGTTTGGTATTTATTTCAGAAAGAAAGAGAAGAAAATAAAGAAACATAGTGGATAAAAATACTTTTGAATCAAATATAGATATTTTTGGAGATGGTGCAGAAAAATGCAATGTATCCAAAGATACAAATACATCAGGATTAGAGGAATTGCCTGATAGCATTTTTGAAAAGTATTGTAAAAAGCATTATGCAATCATAAGTCATTTGTATCAAATAGGATTACCAAAAAAAGATCACCAATTAAGAATCATTACTAAGCGGAATTTTAACGCGGTACAAATGATTAATTACATTGCTATTAATGACACCATTCTTGATTTAAAAATAGCCATTTATTCTATAAATTACAATGCCGCCTTAATTTTAATAAAACTTTTAGATAACCACCAAATTAAAAAAATGGAGGTCTTAATGTCAAATTTAAGGAATAAAGCGCATAGAGAAAAAGAAGAAATTATAAAAAATTTATTCATAAAGCATAGCAGAATAGATATTTTTTATTGTTCCTCTCATGCAAAATTATTTTCTTGTCAAACCGAAAAAAATAATTTTTATACGTTAGAAGGTTCGGGCAACATGTCTAATAATTCAAGAATAGAACAATACGTTATAGATAATGACGAAAAATTATACGAGTTTACCTGTCAATGGTTTAAAGAAATAAAAGAATTTTTAAAAAATAAAAAAGAATTAGAAATACATTAGCTTTCCTTATTGCGGCGAAATTTGTGCCAAAAAAATCAGAATTTTAAAAATTAATTAGCTTAATTATGGCTTCAATCACTCACGATATAAATCTATTAATCAATGCGAATACAACAGGTTTAAGTGCTGGTTTAGCCAGTGCTAGAACTCAGTTAAGTGGCTTTGCAGGTGGTTTAGAATCAGCTGCCGAACCTGTGGCGAACTTTACTAAAGGGTTGCTTGCAAGCGAAGCCGCGTTATTGGGCGTTGGTGTTGCTTTTATTGGCTTATCAGTCAAAGAAGCTGGGCGTTTTTCTGATGCTATTGGGGGGTTAGGGGCTTTATTTAATGGTACGTCTGAGCAAGTCAATGACTTAGGCGATGATTTATTAAATTTTTCTAAGACTTCGGTTTCGAGTTTTGAAGCGATTGAAGAAGCTGCCTTTATTGCAATCAGTACGGGAACGGATTATGCAGAAGTAACCGACTCGTTAGCCGTTGCACAAAAATTAGCGGTGGCTGGTTCTTCTGATTTGGTGACAGCAACAAGCACCTTAAGTCGTGCTTTAAACGCTTACGGTAAAGATGCGAGTGATGCTGAAAGTTTTAGTGATGCGTTATTTTTGGCTGCGCAACAAGGTGATACCAATTTTACCGCTTTGGGTCAATCATTGGGTATTGTTTCGGGTACTGCCGCTGCTGCTAAAGTGCCTTTTAGTGATTTATTGGCAGGTGTTACATCACTAACGATTGAAACGGGTCAAACGTCTGAGTCGATGACAAAGTTAAAAACTTTGTTTACAGAATTATCCAGTCCTAGTGATGTATTAAAGCAAGCATTAGGCGGTTTGCGTTTAGATACGGATGGGTTAGCCGCTGTCATGGACAGGTTAAGAGTTGTCAGCGGTGGGACACAATACGGTATGAATGCGCTGTTCAGTTCTAGTGAGGCGGTTTCTGCTGCATTAATTTTAGCTAATGATTCGGCTGGAAAATTTAACAGCACTTTAACTTTAATGGGTGATAGAGCAGGAATAGTTGAAGAAAATTATTTAAAAATGGCAAACAGCTTTTCCGCGTCAAATCAAAAAGTAGCTAATAATTTAAGGGCTTTATTGATTGAAACGGGAAAACCTCTACTGGATGAATATGGCAGTTTAGCCGATTCAATCGCTAGTATTTTTGATAAGTTAGGTTTGTCTATAAAAGACGGTGCGTTAAGTCAGCTATCTAAAGCGGTTGAGAATTTTGCAGGGGACGCTGCGGATAGATTAGAGGCGATAGCAAAGGCTTTACCAGCGGCATTAGATAGATTAAATTTTGATGATTTATTGGATTCGTTTGGCGATTTGGGTGCGGAATTAAAAGATATTTTAGACAGTGTGATTGGTTCAGGTTTAGACCTTTCAAAGCCAGAAGATTTAGCGAAAGCCTTACAAAAAGGCGTTGATTTATTGCAAACGATGGTGGTTGTAACGCGTGGTATTTTAATAGAGTTTAAGCCTATTTTTGCAGCGATTGGTGAAACTATTACCAGAATTTCACAAGGTGACGATGAACTAGGCTTAACGGTTGGTAAGATTTTAGGCGCATTAACCGCTATCGCAGAATTTGGCGTGGCTATTGGCGCGGTATTAGTTGTCGTTCAAGAAACAGGTACGGATGTATCACGATTATTTGATGTGTTACAAGGCGCAGTTAAGATTTTTACTAATGGCATTCATTCATCATTTTTATTGTTACAGGATTTAATGGCGCGTGTTGCTGTTGATTTTAATAATATTTTAGCTTCGATTACGGTGGGTGATGCTTCAAAGCGTTTTGAAGCTGAGGCGCAAAAATGGCTAGAAATTACTGAGCAAATAGAACGCGATATTGCAGAAAACGGGCGTGATATTGCCGACGGTTGGGAGTTGATGGCAGGTGAGTCGGCAAAATCAACTGAAAAGATTATAAAGAATACTGATGACTTAGGAAAAGCTTCAAAAGATTCATCAAATATTATTACACAAGCTTCTAAAGCCGCTGGCGATGGCATTAAAGAAGGGTTTGAGGGTGCTGCTGAACCCATTGAAAAATTAAGCGATGGTTTAAATTTTGCCGCTAATGAATTTGAGGAATTTGTAAAAAAAGAACAGCAGCTCACTAACGCTGGTTTTGAATTTACCTCAACATGGAATGAGGCTGGCGGCACGATTGCCTTTTTAGCAGAAGAAACCATCAAAGCAGCGGATGCAACCGATTTAAAATCAGACTCTGATGCTAAAGCCATTGCCAATATTGAAAAAATCACCGCAAAAACTAACGAATTAACCGAAACCCAAAAGCGTTCGCAGCAACAAGTTTTTGAATTAAGAAAGGCGCAGCTTGAATTTGCAGCGGAGGAGAGAATTGCCGCGATTGAATTTAGCTCTAATATTCAGGTGGCTGCGATTGAGTCAGATTCTAAAAGAGCAGTCGCAGCGTATGAAGCCATTAGCGAATCGGTTAAAAATACAGGTGAGGTTTTTGGTGGCACTTTTGACACCTTAGCAGGAGGTTTTGCGTCGGGTGATATTTCGGCTTTTGACCTATCAACTTTAGAAAGGTTGTCGGAGCGTCAATTTGATTTGCAGGAAAAAGCCTTAGATTCTCAAATAGAAATGAATACTGCGGAAGTTGAATTACGCAACGCACAAACAAGGCAATTAGCCGAAGGTCGCGCTGCCATTGAGATAAATGTGGATGGCTTAGAGCCTGAAATGAAAGCCATGATGTTAGGGATTTTCAGGGTAATTAGTATCGAAGCTAATTTTGAAGGGCAACAACTGTTAGGGATAATTTAAATGAATGTATCGTTTCACTCGCCTATTTTTGACCTTGATGGCTACGTGACTTTAAAAGCGGATGGTCGTAGCAATTTTCCTGCGCATGGCCGCCGCGTTTCTGCTGCGGCGACACTTGATGGAAATAATGACTTATCTGATATGGGTTTTACGCTTGCTGATAATATTATTACAGTGTCTGTTTCTGCTATTTCGCTTGCACAAATTGAGACCCTAAAGCACCTGATAGAAACCTATGCGACTGTCAATTACACCGACCTAACGGGCAGTTATCAGGGTGTAATCTCATTGCTCGAATGGGTTAAAAAGCCCGTCAAAATCACCTTTTTAATTGGAAAATCTATTTAAATGACTAGTGAGCTTTGTGGAATTTGTGGCGGAAAAACGCAAGCAATAGATGAATTTGGCGCGGCTGCGCGTTTGCAATGTGTTGCAGATGAAAATCATTTTGCCTCATTTTGGGATTATGTCTGGGCAGGAATAAGCCAAAAAAAAACCAACCAAAGAAAAATTAAAACATGAATAAATTAATTTTAATAGCCGTGCTATTTTCAATCTTAGGATGCTCTAAAATTGCCAGTAAGAAGTTGGAAATAGACGGATTTAGTTATTTTGTAAGCCTTTATAAAATAAGTGATAAATCAGGTTTTGCTTTGTATTCAAAATTAAAAAATAAAAGCAGCAAATTTGTGATGACTATGCTTGATTGTCAGCCAGAAGGCAGAGAAAAAAAGTTATTTGAGGGTTTTTTTCTCTCTGAAATATCGCCGCTAGCTGAATAATTATGTCAAAATTAAATAAATTTAACGCCCTTTTAATGGGGCTGGGAAATGGCGATAAAAAAATAATAGAATCCATTTTATCGGATACACAATTAGCGGCTGAATTTAGCGATAATGATTTTAACACTGAGTTTTTTAATATTTTTAGTGTTCATCCTTTTGTTAATCGAAAATTAAGGAGGAAAATTGAAAAAATAAAAGGCACGGGATTTATTGAGTTATACGCTGAAATTATTAATGCTAAAAAATTACAGATTATTAACCAGCAGGATTTTTACACGCAATTATCACAAGATTTATTAGCGATTTTTAAAGATAAGATTGCGTGGCAGCTTGATGGAAATACATGGCGTTGCAAGCGTTATTTACCTCATTCTAAAGACTATATTTTATATAGAGTTACTAATGGTTTATCGGTTAAGACTGATAAAGTCGAAGTTTTGAGCGCAAAATGTGACGCGAATGATAAGCAAATTAGCATCGTTCATGGTTATGCGATTGATAGTGTTAATGAGATTTTTACGGATAAAAAAACAGCTAATGTGGGTGCAGTAGAATCTATTTATCAAAGTTGGCTTGAGGGTGAGTTTTAATGGGAAATAGAAGCACGGGACTAGTTAATAAATTGGGCGGAATTGCCACAAATTTAACTATAAATCCTAATTTTACAAGCGATACTGCTGGATGGACTGCGACCGATTCAACGCTTGCTAGTGTATCAAATGAATTAGAAATAACCGAAACGGGCGGCGTAAATCCTGCTAAAGCGTATCAAGATATAATCACATTAGTCGGGCGTAAATATCAATTTAATTTTTCCTTTAAAAAAGGTTCTTCTGCTACAGGTTCGGTAAAAATTGGCACTATAGCTGTAGAGGATGAAATTTATACCGGTGCCAGTTTATCCAATGCCACGCTTACCGCTTTTCAAACTGATTTTATTGCCACCGAAACCACTACGCGAATTACTTTAATTTCGGATAGCGCGGTGATCGGTGAAACTTGTTATTTTGACGCGGTTAAATGCCATCCTATTTACAACGGTTTTAAAGATATTTTTAAAAATGGTAAGGCTGCAATTTATACCAGTTCACGCCCTGATAGTGCTGATTTAGCGGTCACAGGTTTACTAGTGACTTTAATCACTAAAGACGGTGATGGTGTCACGGGCTTAACCTTTGAGGATTCGCTTAATGGCGTAGTCTCAAAATCATTAACCGAAATTTGGCAAGGCAAAGATTTAATCAATAGTAATGCTGTTGGATATATTCGCTTTTATGAGGAATTTGATGATATTAGTTTGGACAGCAGTTTAAACGCGCGTTTAGATTTATCATTTGGTACTGCCAATGCTGATATTATTTTAACCTCCTTAAATGCCACCATTGATAAGCAAAGAAACCTTAATTTTTTCAAATACATTCAACCTAAATCTTAATTATTATGGCTAAAAATTTACTTTATTCAACAGGCGCAGTTGACCAAGAAGCCGCCGACCACAAAGCGGCTTATGATGGTCATTTTTTAGATATTTATGATAATTCGGCTGGTATTCCAACTGCCGCTGAGGATGCGGTTTTAGGCAATAAGCTAGTAAGAATTTCATTAAATGGTTTGGGTGTTTCTGGTTTGACTTATGAAGCTACACCAGCTGAAGGCGTATTAAATTTGGACGGTTCGGCTTATAGTGGTTTGGGTTTGGTTGCGGCTGATATGGCTTATGCTCGTTTGGTTGCTAGTGGTGATGGTGGTGGCTCATCAAGCACCGATGTTAGGACTCAATACACAGTCGGTGCAAGTGCTGATTTTGATATTACCGTCGGAAATGTAGCGGTCAGCATTGGTGTAGCTGTCACTTTCGGCTCATTGCCTTTTACTGCCAGTAAAAACGGCGGTTAATTGTGGCATGTTTTTGGTCGGGATTAGTCAATGTAGAATGTAGTGAACCTGTTGTTGTGCCGAATCTCTACGCCTTGTGGGATTTATCGAGTGCCATCTATACGGGTAAAAGTTTTGCAACTACAAAGGCTGTAGAGGGCTTATGGTTTAGAAACGACGGGGAAACTTTGATAACAATGGATGAGAATTTATCCTCATTGCATCAATTCACATTAAGCACAGCATGGGATATAAGCACGGCTTCTGATGATTTAATTAGCTACTCATTAGCCTCAAATGCTGGGTATTGTCAAGGCATGTGCATTAGTCCTGATGGTTTTCATCTTTACGCCGCTAGTGATGATTTTAACAAATTATTTCAATATGATTTTGGTGTGGCGTTTGATATTTCGACGCTAAGCTACTCAGGTAATTCAGTTACAATTCCAACAACTTATATAGAAGAACCTGATTTTAATCCCGACGGTTCAGGGTTTGTAATTTGGTCAGTTCAGCCTGATGGCGTTTTAATGCAGTTTTCATTGTCAACCCCGTGGGATTTGTCAACAGCGGCTTATATTAACGAAGGGACTCCTAATTTAACCTATTTTCACCCTTATTCCAATAGAACTAATCAAAATGGACTTCAATATGTTGCGTTGACCGATAACGTTGGAGTTATGCACCTTGAGAATTTAAACCCTGCTTTTGATGCCGCAACAAATTCAGGTGAAATTGAAACGTTTAATTATTCGGCTCAAGACAATTCAGTTTTTGGTCAATATTTTAAAGATGACGCTACAGGGTTTTATTTGTCTGGTTCTGACACGAATAAAATTTATCAATATTCAATGACACCAGCATAATGTCAAACACCCTAAAAAAATCATTTTCAAGTGTATTAGTACAGCCGCCCAATGAATTGCGCATTGTTCCTGCCCGCTTTAAAAGCGATAGAGAAGCTTTGTTGGTTGATGCGAAATACAACGATTTAAAAACAACGATTTATAGCGGCATTGATTTTGCCTACTCACTTTTTAACACTGCCCAAAACGGCGGCTCGTCTCAAGCTTTTGATGAATACGATAATATTATTGAGCTTGAAAACGGCTGGTATGTAAATTTTCAACAGGATGTTGGTGGCTCTATTCCTGATAGTTTATTAATTTTAGATGCGGATGTAGACACGCCTTTGGGAGGCGAAATAACTCCAGAAACCACTGAATTAATCACCCCTGAACCACGATTAGAAAGACAAGTCTTAGAGGGTTGGAATGCAAGCGCGTACAGCACTGAAATTATAAGCGGTTCGATTCAATTGTCATTTAGTATTGCCCCTTATTCAAAAGGAGTTATTTGTGGAATTAATCAAGCAAATAAAGCGAAGTGCAGGACGGATTATGATGATATTAATTATTGTTTTTATAGTTTTGGTAATCAATATAAAATTTTAGAAAACGGGGTTGATATTGGCTTTAGTGCAGAAACTTTTACTGATTCTGATATTTTTAAAATCGTTATTTTTAATGGCTTAACAAAATATTATGTGAATGATATTTTAAAAAGAACGGTGGCAAGACATGAAAACTATTCTAATTTTCGTGGGGACGTTAGTCTTTATGCCAGTAATGATAGTCTTATTAATGCAGTTATTGAAAAATCTGTTGTCCCGTTTGTTGGGACAGAAATAAGTAAAAATTTAGAATTTGGCACGGATTCAAGCACGAATAACAGTCTTTATGGGTCGGAAATTAGTTTAAATTTTGAGCAAGGCGCAATTTTAAATGTGTTAAATGGCTCTGAAATTAGCTTAAATTTAGAAATTGGCACGGATTCAAATACTGACAGTATTCTTTATGGGTCAGAAATTAGTGAAAATTTTGAAACGGGAAATACGGTCTTAATTATTCCGCCTGATGTTTTGTTAGGCTCAGAAACCAGTTTTAATGTGGAATCAGGCTATATTGATACAGGCGAATTTTCTATTAATTACACAGAACCCGACCCAACCTTTAGCGTAGACGGTGAGATTATCATCAAAGGCGTTATCAATAAACGCCTATATACCGTCACTTTTACAGGGGCTGCGGATGGGTTGTCTGATATTGTTATCCCGATTAAAAGCATTAATGGCTCATTGTCGAATGCTGGTATAAGTAATATGCAGATAGTTGTCCCTAATGGTTTAAAATATGGGGCAGAAATTTCAGCGCGTAGTAATGGGGGTTTTATTATCACTGCGATCGAGTTTTATAGCGATGGAACACAATCACAAACCGATTTTGGTGAATTTAAAATAACTCGTTTTCCGCAAAATCGCGGGGCGCGGTCGTATTCGATTACGGTAGCAGGTGAAATGGCGTTAGCAAGAATGGGTGGCAATACGGTTACCGTTCAAGGTCAGTCAACTTTGAATAATAACAGTGGTGTCAGAAGTTTAAATTGTGGTTTGGATAAAGATTTATTACCATCGGATACCGTCATAGGCTTTGAAGGCGTAAGCTTTAAAGTAGCAAGAATAGGCTGGCTAATTAATGAAAGTTCGCAAAGAATGGACGTTTACGAGTAATATCGTAGGGTGGGCATTGCCCACCCTACACGGCTAATATTCATTCAAAAGCTCTCTGTTTGCCTTCATTGATGCCCACGTGTTTATGATGTCGCATGAACATCTAAGCTTCTCATCCTCTCTATTTTTTTCTTGTTTTATTAATGTCATATTACCAGAATATTCACCACATTTTTTACAAGTATAGTAAGTATAGGTCATGATTCACCTTGTTTTAATGTGAAAAAGTAAAACGTTGATAGCGTTCTAAAATTTCAGAAAGTTTAAATTTACGCTTAAAGAAATTTAAGGTTAATTTTTTGTTTTTAGTGCTTTTCTTAATTTCAGTAATACAAATAGATTGAGCTTTGCATAAAAAACCTGCTTTTCGATAAAGCTCTGGATTTTGTTTTTGTTTTACTGCCCACTCAATGGGAACATTAATTTCAATAAATTTTAAAGCCGTTAGCTCACCTTTTTCATATTTTCCGAAAGCTTCATTTATCGTTTTTGCGTGGTTTTCATTAGTCAAGCCATTCATTTTAAACCTCTCATTGATTTACATAGGGAAATTATAGTATGGGGCAAGCACAAATAAAAGAAGTTTTAAGCGATTCAGAATACAAAATTCAATATTTACATGATTCTGAGTTAGCCGCCGCTAAAAAATCTTTCTTGGATGAAAGAAAATTAGCGTTAAATAAAGAAAAAATAAGCAATCAAACTCAGATTGATAATCAATTAATTGTGCTAGATGATGCTATTGCAGCTCTTGATGCTGCCATAGATACGCCCTTTAATCCTGATGATGCTGGCGAAGTCGAAGCGCATGATAAATCCATTAAATTAGCCGCTGAAAATTCAGGTAAGCAGCGTAAAATTCTTAAGGGTTTGGTTGACAATCAAACTCAAATTGTTTTACAAATTGCAGATTTAGAAAAGCAGTTAGAGTTATTAGCCCTTGCCATTGCTGATATTCCTGTTTTTACAGTGTGGTGCGCTGATTATTATGTCAGTTTAGCCGTTGATGCTATTGTCCCTACCTTAGAAATTAACGACGAATATAACCTATCTAATCAGCATGTCTTAATCATGCCGCACACGTTCAGGGCAAAGCAGCAAGACATTGATTTATGGATTGAGCAAAGCGATAACCAGCAGTTTAAGATTGATGATTTTAATAGTCAGATTGATAGCGTAAATTTACGTTTGATAGAATTAACGACTGAGCAAGCGGATAAAGAAGCGGAAATTGTTAATGCTTTTATGGCTTTAAGCTCGCTTGCGAATCAAGCCCCCCGTGATGATGCCGCTTATACTTTTCAGCAGAGTGCTATTGAAACGCTAGAATTTGAATTAAGCATTATTATTAATGAGATTAGTGCAAAAATAGAAAAGGGCTTAATCTTAGAAAAACAAAGGGTCTTGGTTGAAGCTCGGCAAGCTATTATTGACGCTGAAAAAGCTACTTTTGACACCTCATTGGCAAACAATACCCCTATTGTGCCACTGATTACTGCTGAAACGGGATTGTATCAGCCGTTTATCGCTTCTGATGATTTTACCTCGTTATTTAATAAGCTTATTTTAAATGGGGTGCAAAAATGGAATCCTGTTTTTAGAGTTGGTAAAATTACTGCCTTAGATTTTGAGGTCAAAACTGCATCAGTTTTATTAGAGTTTTCTGAAAAAGATATAAGCGCAATTGCTATCGATGGTGATAACGAATATTTAAATATTAATCAAGGAGTGCTTTTAAATGATGTTAATATTCAATATTCATTTTCTCATGCGCACACGTTCAAAATTAATGACGTGGTGGTTGTTGATTTCAATAAAGATTTTAATTATCCGAATATTATTGGCTTTGAATCTAATCCTGTTAAGCCGCCGTTTTTTTTAGTTGAGGATAAGGACGAATATTTAACTATTTTTTACTGGGATGATCCATCTTATTATGTTGAGGCGTGGCAGATTAAATTATCACTCTTAGACGAAAATAAAACTTTGTTTGATGTTTACGCAAATTATGCAGACTATAATGTGGTCTTGAATGGAGCTACGGTGCAGTTTTCGGGCGGTAATGAGCGTCGTGCGCAATATTTTTCTACGCAATGGCTCACAGAAGCTAGGCTCTTTTACCCACCAGAAATTACAGAAAGCAATAAACCAGTTTTAAAAATTTCACAGCGTGTAAGGCCTACAGTTCCGCAAACTAAACCTGATACCAGCCATTTTATTACTGTTCAGATTATTCATAAAACAAGTTTAGAGAAAGTTTTAAGCGTATCTATTGAGCTTAATAGTGATGAATCTTTTGTAGCTATTACAGATAATGATAGTCAGCGTTTAGCCCCTAAAACTGGGTTTGTCGGTGAGTATTTCACCCTTAATTATTAGCCTTAATGAATGATTTAGAATTATTAGATTTATTGGATTTATTGGAAAATGCTGATTTTATACATAATCATTATGCAAGAAAAGCGAACCAGTTAAAAAATGAATTAGCTAAAAAGCTAGGAGTTGAATTAAAAAAGCCACTTCCTTTGAAAAATAAAAAGTGATATGCGGGCGAATCTACCCGAAAAAAATATTATCAGGTAGATTCGACACGATAATCATTGTTATCTTGTTGCGAACTGCGTTCTGACAAGATAACAAAAAAATCCACCCGACCTTTTAAAGCGTCATGCCTTTTGCAAAAAGACCGCAAAAGCCCTGCCACTTTAAAATGCAGGTGATTTTGGCGTTATTTTTCAGTTGTAGCTAGTATCAACATACTCATAGCAGTAAACTGGAATCCCTCCAGCTTTGTAGTAATGTATTTTCCTTGTTAGTGTTCCTGATGTCATTTTAATTCCTAATTTATTGCGTTAAAAACATAACAAAAAAATCCAGTGGACATAAAAAGCCTAGCTAAATTTTCAGTTATGTTAAAGTTTTTTGGAGCGGCTTTTTATGCCGCTGATTTTGGTGTTATAAATCTAAGTAGTCTAAAGAACGTCTCCTGCAATGCGCTTGAAATGTTCTTGTTTTATAATGACAAATCCATCAGAACCGTCAGCGTTAAATACTACTTTTATATCGTTATTTTCTAAAACATCAATTGTAACTAAGTCATGCTCATATTCTGCAATTTCTATATCATCCATTTCTAATCCTATTTTAGTGTGCAAACATTTATAACAAAAAAATCAAGCCGATGGTAAACCGTCGTTATGTTTTAATTAATCATTGATAAAATCACATAATCTTTATCAAGGCCATATTTGCCACCATACAAAATGTGACTAATTACTTTTTTAACGTTTCTACCTGTAAATTTTTTGTTTTCAAATTCAAGCAAAATTAAATCATCGCCTACTTTAAAATTTCGGTCGTTTTTTCTTAATTCTGCTTTTTTAAATCCTGCAAGAACATCATTAAAATGTTCTGGCAATGTTTTTAGTTTATGTTTCATGTTTGCTCCAAAAAAAACAGCTCGTAGGATGGGTAGAGCGATAGCGAACCCCATCAAGCTATGAAATAAAAAAATGGGCGGATATACCTAAAAAACCAATACTTAGGTATATTTGCCCCGACAATCATTGTTATTTTTCAAGCCACTTAATTATTGTGGTGGTGGTAAGTTATTGGGGCGTTATGTTAATTTTGCAGATATAGATGCTAATAGTTCAAATATCTCTTGCTTTCTTTTAGCAAGCATTTCTTCTTGCTGTTTTTGT